TGCGGTCATTTGCGGGCCGTTGAAGTTCATCATCTGTGGGGCAACGCCCGTAGCGGTGTTTGGCGTAGCGCCGCTGTAGGCGAGGCTAGGACGCATTGCGGGCATGCCGTCACGCTGCCCCGGCGGTGCGCTGATGGAACGGTTGCGTTCTTGTAGCGCCAGCATCTGCGCCATGCGCTGCGGTCGGTCGGGTCTAAATCCGTTCATAAATTCCTCACAGCATTCCGTAATTTACCATTTGGAAGCCATCATCGCGGGTAATAACCGCTTCTGGCCGTACCTGCTCCACTTCATCAGCCATTACGCCGCGCTGGCGAGTGCCGAATATGTCGTATTCGTAGATGCCAATGCCAAGCGGGTGCGTGCCGATGCGAACAATGTTTGACTTAAGGCGACGATCTGACGAAAACAATCCCGCAACACCTAATGGACCGCCAACTGCTGTGCCTGCTGCGCCTGCAAGGCTTCCAAGCATTCCCATTTGGGCGTTATATGCGCCGACTTGGTTTTGATAATTACGCTGCGCAAAGTCGCCCGCCGCTTGCCCCGCTTGGAACACCGGAGCCGGAGCCACCGAAACGCCGCTGTAGCCTTGGAACTGCGGCACGCTGACCTGCCCGCCTGAGAGCAATGCGCTGATCTCGTTGACCGGGAGGCTGCGGATGGCCGCTTGCTGTGCCAACGCTTGTTGCACCGCCGTGTTGTAAAACTGCTGACCGGCAATGTTTTGCTGGAACTGCTGTTGCTGCGCGGCGTTCTGTGCGGCAAGGCGCTGGAAGTCCTGCGCTTGGTTTTGCGCAAGGGCTTGGTTGCGCAAGCCTTGGTAATCCATGACCTGCCCAAACCGTTGCGCTTGGGCTGCGTTCTGCGCGGCTTGCTGGGCAAGTTGACGCTGATACGCTTGTGCCTGCGCTTCGTTGTAGAAACCAGCCTGTCCCGCCGCTTGTGCCGCTTGCTGCTGCTGGCGTGCGAGGTTGAACTGTGCGGCCTGCTGTTGCTGTGCAAAGTTTTGTGCAGCGGCAGCGTTGGCAAGTTCTTGGGCCTGCTGACCCATGCCGAACTGTTGTAGCAAGGCTTCGCGGTTGAATTGCTGGCCTTGGAGCGCCTGCTGGTAAGCCTGTTGCTGCGCTTGGTTGAACGCCTCACGCGAGGCCAATGCTTGCTGGAAGTTCTGCGCCCCAGCGGCGTTGATGATCTGCTGCAACTGCGCTTGCTGACCAAACTGCTGTGCGCCAAGTTGCGCTTGCAATCCGGTGACATCTTGCGCTTGGCCGAATCGCTGCGCCTGCGCGGCACGCTGCGCTTCCTCGGCGGCGAGGGCGCTCTGCAAGTTCTGCTGAACCGCTTGGTTCTGCAACTGTTGTGCGGCTTGGCCCTGCGCAAAATTCTGCGCGATAGCGGCGTTGATGGCTTGTTGCGCTTGCTGTCCCGTTTGGAACGACGCTAACTGCGCCTCGCGGCCAAATTCGCCTGCGGCTAAACGCTGCGCAAATTGCTGCGCTTGCGCTTCGTTCGCAAACTGACCGGATTGCAAGGCTAACTGCGTGTTTTGCGCAATGGCTTGGTTTTGCAGTTGTTGCGCTTGCTGCTGCATCGCAAACTGTTGACCCGCCTGCGCTTGGCCCAACTCTGCCGTCGTTGCGGCTTGGCCAAATCGCTGCGCTTGTGCAGCACGCTGGGCCTCGTCTGCCGCCATTGCTTGCTGAAAGTTCTGCGAAATGGCGCGGTTGACGGCATCTTGCGCCGCTTGTCCCGTCTGGAATGAGGCCAGTTGCGCCTCTCGGCCAAACTCGCCTGCCGCGAGACGTTGTGCAAACTGTTGGGCTTGTGCCTCGTTGGCAAACTGCCCAGATTGCAGCGCCATCTGCGTGTTCTGCGCGATAGCCTGATTGCGAGCCTGTTCGCTCTGCATGCCTGCGCCAAACCGTGCAAGTTCGCTTTCTCGACCAAACTCTGCACCCGCGAGGCGCTGCTGGAAGGCTTGCTGCTGCGCTTGGTTTGCTGCGGCTTGGGTGGCAAGTGCTTGCTGCACGTTCTGGCCAAGGCCGACGTTGTAGAGGCCCGCCTGCTCCATGCCAGCGCCAAAGCCTTGCAATGCGGCTTGGTTGGCAAACATAGCCCGAGACTGTTGCTCAGCAAATCCTTGTTGACGCGCTGCTTGATCCAGCGCAATGCCCTGCGCTGCGGCTTGCAGAATTAGGTCGTTTTCTTTTTGCGCCTGCGCTGACATTGCAGCGTTGTAGGCTTCGCCGCCCGGGCGCAAACCTTGATTGATAAGTTGCGTCTGCAACTGCTGGCGCTCTGCCTGCAACTGCGGCTGCAACCGCGACATGATCGCTTGCTGCGCCGTCGTACCGGCTTGGATCGGCGCTGCGGCCAACCCCTGCACATCAATCTGGCCTTGTAACTGTGGGCCTTGGACAAACTGCTGCGCGTAACCGAATTCGCCCTGCGCGGGCGCTCGTTGTACGCGACCGACACCGAACGTGTTGAGGCCGCCAAGTTGCGGGCCAGCGACCATGCCGCCTTGCGCTTGACCAAACTGCCCAATGCCGCCTTGGATGCCCATAAGGCCGGAGGTATCAAGCCCTTGGAACTGCACGCCAGCAGGGCCACCGCCAGCCATGCCAAACTGACCGCCGCCAACACCGGCTTGCGCCGTGCCAACGCCGCCGAGATTTAAGCCGGGGACGACAGGTGCAGCAGGGCCGCCAGCGGCCTGCCCAAACTGCCCCACGCCGGTTTGAATGCCTGCCATGCCGGAGGTGTCCAAGCCGCCAAACTGCACGCCACCCGGGCCACCGCCTGCGAGGCCAAACAACCCACCAGCGGGGCCGCCAAAGGCTTGCCCGAACTGCCCTGCGCTAACGCCCGGGCCTACGCCACCAACGCCCGAGTAATCAACGCCGTACTCTCTCGGGATGCCGATATAACTTGAGCCAGCGGGCGCAAAACCTGTTTCGCCTATTGCTGTCTGCGGGCCGCCATACTGAAACTGTCCGAGGCCGGGTGCGGCAGGGCCGCCAAAGGCTTGTTGTCCCGTCCCCATTTGCCCGGGGAGTTGTTCGGTGTAATACGTTGCAGTCGGAACGTATGCTCCTGCGGTTGGGGCGTTTAATTGCATATCGCCCGTGGCAAACCCCATGTCCACAAATCCGGCCTCGCCGCGATAAGGGACATAACTGCCCGGGGTCGCAATCGCGCCTGCACCCGGCACGCTGTATTGCAGCCCGGGGATGCTGCGAGCGTCAAAGGCAGAGGCAATGCCAAGACCGCCCAAGCCTCGCGCTGCACCAGCCGCAGCCTCTGACATGTACCGTTGCGCCAACTCTTGCTGACGCAGCGCCGCTTCAGCGTTCGGGTTGATCGTTTGCCGGACGGTCGGCTGTTCAATTTCGGTGTAAAACTGTTCTTGCGTCGGCGGTTCGCCCGCATAACCGTCGGGGTTTGCCATTGACGCTTGACGCCATTGCTCCATCGCCTTGTTGTAGGCGTCGGTGTCTGTCGTGCGCGTCTTTTCCCACGTAACGGTTTGCGTACCCGTTGGGGAGTAGATGTTCGGGTTAGACATATAGGCCGATTGCTTGGCGGCTGCCAAGTTGGCCTCACCCTGCTTGATGGCAAGGGTGGCGTAATCAGGTGCTGGCGGCGGTGCCGGTGATCTTTTGCCCATACCGAGGCTCCAAATATCGACACTTGTCAGGTGTCTGCGTCATCAAAACAATGTCTCCAGAATCGTGCGCGGCTCCTTTGATTCGCGCTTCTTCCGAAAACCCCATCTTGCTGACCAATGCGAGCGCCCGGGTATGGTTGCTGCTGATTGGCCCAATGATCTTATCAACTTTCGCAACGTTGTAGGGATAGTCATACACCGCTGCCAAATACGCCGGAGTCACTTGCTGCCAAACGATGTGGCACATCACGCTGACCCCGTTCCAGTTCTCGTATACCGTCCCAGCGACGATTTCGCCGTCGCGTTCTAGGCCGATGGCAACTGATCGATTAGGGTCAAACCCGCCCTCTGTCTGAGCGGTGACCCATGCCCCAACATGGGGGCCGGTTACGATGCGCCAGCCCATCCGAGTTGGTACACGATGTCCGTTGACGCCCACTCCAATGTCAGGTTCTTGCTGCTGCTGTTGAAATTAACGCCCGCGCAATACCCGATGCCTTGGAGGCCCACGAAGTTGTTGGTAACGACCGTATCCGACCCCCAGAGTGCTTGACCCCACAACCCTACGTCCCAGAGGCCGTAAGCGGTAGGCGAAAACGAGAGGGGGCCAACGATGTCAGCGGTCTGGAAATCCACGTTGACGCCGATGCTGATGGCTGGAACGCCATTGCTGTAGATCGTCGGTCGCCCACGGGTGAAATACTTGATGACGCCGCGAGTTTCAAAGTAGTTAAAGGCTTGTAATGCGCGACCGGGGATGGCAGCGCCGTTATCTGCAAACGACGTTGTACCTGATCCCGTTGTCCACGCCTTTGCCACAACGCCGTCGGTGCCGAAATAGGGCGTGTCGTTTAGCAGCGTCCAAGCGTTTGCATACCAGCCCGTAAACCGGCACCACGCCTTCGTGATGTTGTTCATCACAAACTGTTGTTGCTGGCCCGTGCTGACGGGAATGTTGATGATGAGGGCGTTGTTGAGCGGGTTGTAAAGCAGTCCCCACCCAAAATTAGCCTTGTACTGCCGTGTCGCTGCTGCAAATGCGCCTTGAATCTTGTCAGAGAGGGCTACTTGCGGGTCTAAACGCGATGATTGCAGCGCCGAGGCGAGCGGGATTAGTCCATCCAACGTCAACACCAGCAAATCGCCGCCGTATTTCGTAACGCACCGACGAGAAATAGGCGAACCGACCTGCCAGACGCCAATCAGCGCCCATGTTGATGCGCTTGAGGGATCGGTGCCGCGATAGACGATGATTTCGCCTTGATCGGTTATGAAAACAAGGTTGTCGTCAACGCCATAGCCCGCGTCTATCGTCCATGTCGCCATCGCAATCAGTCGCCCACCGTTGCGAGCCACCGATGACAAGTCAAGAACGTTTGCCGCGCCGCCTACCGATGCCGTGGGCAAATACCACGCCTTCAACGTGTCCTTTTGGATAAACCACATGCGGTTTTTGAACAGCGTGGGGCCGTGCAAATCCGTTGTGGTGACGCCTGTGATGGCAGGACTGCTGCTGCCGTCAATCGGTGTCCACGTTGACCCGTTGTAGAGCAGCGGCTTGTCTACGCCGTTGGCTGCGTAAAGAAAACTGCCGCCCGCAGTCGTGATATTGGCGTATTCAAAGCGGCTGTTGGTTAGCCCTGTGACCGCCGCAGCGCCCACCGCCCCTGCTGCGGTAACGTCGAAGATTTCGCCGCCTACGATGGCGAACATTTCGTCGTTGGTGCCGCCGTTGAAGGTCATCAGCGTTTCGATCTGCCCCGACATTCCCGTAGCGTGCGGTTCCCAGCCACCACGCAACCCAACACTTGAAACGCCGGGGAACAGATTGTCCAGCGTTACCGCGTCGGTCGGAGCCATATTGGCGAGCGAGTCGCGGGCGTTCCAGCCGCCCACGGGGGCGGGGAGCGAGGCGACGTTGTTGCTCGTCCTCTGAATCAGCCGTGCGCGAGGCCGTGACGCCATTATGGTAACATCCCCATAGTCATATCAAGGGGATTCTTATGGAAAACTGGAAGGCTGTTGTTGGGTTTGAAGGGTTGTACGAAGTTTCGGATCATGGCCGCATACGCTCCGTTAAAACTGGGCGCATTAAGGCATATACCAGACACATTTATGACACGCGGCCATTTATGAATTTGTGGAAAAATGGCAAACAAAAAATTATGCGTCCACATACGTTGGTGTTGACGGCTTTTGTTGGCCCGCGACCGCAAGGAATGGAGTGCTGCCACAATAACGGCGACCCATGGGATAACCGGCTTGAAAATTTGCGCTGGGACACGCCGCGCAACAATCAATTGGATCGCATCAAACATGGCACCTCCAATCGTGGAGAGCAATGCGCTGCGGCCAAATTGACTGAAGCGCAAGTGTTGGCTATTCGCGCTGATACGCGACTTCAACGCGAAATTGCTGCGGAATATGGCGTCCGGGAAAACACCATCAGTCGCATCAAATCGCGGCAACGATGGGGCTACGTTCATTGACTGTCAGTTCCAAATCCGCTGTCAGGTATGTTGTCGTAGCCGATGAGAACGGTGCCGGGACGCGGCGCAAACGAGAGGTTAGCGGCTGCCGTGTCTTGCCCCACCGCTGTCTCAAACTCCATGAGGTAATCGCGGTAAAGGGCAGTCGTGTCAAAGCCCTTGGCCTCGAAATACTTGAGTTTTGTACCCAGCACCATGAGGCGGTCGGGGTAGATACAAGTGTCGGTGTCAGCGGTAAACGAGTTCTTTGGCGTGCCGTCTGCGGCCTCTGCCCATGCCTTGCTGCGGTACTCAAACCCGAGCAATTCGCCCGCATTCATACCCGGCCAAATCTGGAAATATTTGCCGAGCAGACGCCA